TAACCACACCCCAACCACCACGTCCAGGATTACCGAGACAACTTCCATCAGTGTAGATCTCATACATACTTACTTACTGGGCTTATCCTTATATTCGGAAGCCTTCTTAGGTTCTTTACAGATCGTGTCACCACAATGATCCCTATTTTGATATACAGAGTTTATAGAAGTTGAAATTTCCTCACAAGACTTAAGAGACCAACGTCCCAAAATAGGTTTTTCAACTTTAACAAAAAGATTAAATACTTTCTTAAACATTATCTATATACTTAAGTGGGTTGTCAGCTTTAAAGAAGTTTTTAAAGGGACACCCTTCACAACGTCTATGTCGTACCGCACACTTAACTGCCTCAGGTTTGTCGATACAAGGTTTTTTTCGTTGTCTGTAGGTTCGTCGACGTCTAATGGCGTAAATAAGGATCGATGTTTGACCTAGAGCTAACATACTAACACAAGTAGTTTCGTTTTTAAATAGCATTAACAGTGCATTTTAAAAATGATTTATGATTTAATTTACTAATATACCGAAACCAACCGATTAGTTGGAGAAGGCGAGGCCGCCCATACCGCTCTGGATGCGGAGGACGTTGTAGTTCGTGGCGAACATGTTGAGCGAAGTCGCGGCACCGCTCGTTAGATCCATACCAGCCTTAATCTTGATGGCAACCTGGGCGTTATCAATACGCGAGAAGTTGCAGGTACCCGTGGGTTGATGTTCCTCGGGCTTGAGCGCGAAGGAATACGAGTAGATACCGGGCATGGGGGAACCAGAGTGGTGGTTGTAGGCTTGCACTTGGTTGAAGTACTTACCGGTTTGCTCCTTGAAGCGGTCTTGGCCGTTGAGGACAAGCTTGAAGGATTCGACGGGGCCGACGGCACCCGCACCAGAGGCACCTTCCTCGATGAGGCGGAGGGATCCTTCGGAGGAGAACAGGGGGACACCACACGCCTGGGTGATGGGCACATAGCAGTTGGACAGGTTAGGGTCCGTGGGGTCGGACTCGAGCACAACATCGGCGGCACCAACGTTGGAGGTGAAGTTCCACAGTTTGGCGTTCGCGGAGGAAGCGGGGGCGACGGCCCACACAAGCTCCTTGATGGGGTGGTTGTACGAAAGGCGGACCTGCTTGGTCTCACCCGCGGCCACTGAGTCAACACCAGTGTGCTGGACCTGCTCGATCAGGTATTCGTGACCCTTCTGGGCGAAGCGGCGACGCTCCTCGGTGTCCAGGTACACGTAGTTACCCCAGACCTTGAAGGTGTTCAGGTTGAAGTAATCCTCGAACTCACTGGTCAAATCGAAATCGATTCGGACTTCGTGGTACTGGAGAGCGATCAAGGGGAGGAACAAACCGGGGTTGCGGTTGAAGAAGAAGATCAGGGGGAGGAACACTTGGCCCTTACCCGAGGTCATCTTACCCCAGTTAGCTTTCTTGGACTCATCCAAGTAAAGCTCGGAGTACATGCGCCACCATCTCTGGTAGTGCTTGTCAATGCGCTGACCACCGATGGACAGTTCAGCAGTCTTGATCGCACGCTCGGCGACCCAGTTGCAGTCGATGGCGTCGGCAGACTTCGTCCCGGTGACCTTGGAGGTCAATTCAACGTACATGTCACCGATGAGATCACCGTTACGGGCGACAGTCACGGAGATGCGGCCGTTGTTGGAGGGGTTACCGTTAGTGGTTTGTTCGATGTTCTCCATCGCGAAGTTGGTGTGGCGTTTGTAGACAGCCTGGAAGAAAGTTACCTTGGGGTTACCCGTCAGGTAGACGTCTTGGGCGCCGTAAGCTACGAGTTGCATGAGACCACCGGCCATTATGAGAGTTTTGTATTATATAGTAACATTTTAATTTGTCCTGATACCGCACGTCGCGAAAAATGGACATTGGTCTTTTCTTTGTATAACACAAATGATCACCGACACCGACGAAATCGAAGAAGGGGAAATTCCCCAAGAGGAGGAAGAGGAGGAAGAAGAGGAAGAGGAGGAAGAGGAAGAGATGTTCATAGATGAAGATGCTGGTATCGACTTGGTCGATATCCTCACAACCCCCGAAGGTGATACAGTTTGTAGTGCCCTTGTTGGTTTGGTACAGCAGATGCAGATGCAAAACAAAATCCTGATAAAGATGCTTGGAAAGTTAGCTTAAAAAATAGATGCGAGTATTAGTAAATCGAGGCATGGCAACCCACTACATATCCGAAGATGCCGACGAACTTCAATCGAATATGGAGATTATAAAAAATAAAGTCCAGTCCATCAATTCTGATGAACTCCTCAAACTTCTTGAACAACAGGAAAAGGAATGGGATATGGGCATCAAAAATAATACATCGATCCCGTCAGAGTTGGGATACAAACGTTTTTTTAGACCCGAAGAAATCAACCCAGTAACGGGTAAACCATTCCGTGTCGACATGGAACATACTGCTTCTTCTCATCGCCGAGTCATCTCGTTGATGGGTCAGATGTTTCATCGAGCGACCGCCCTGGAAATTTCTGATTACGAACCCAATGACGATGGCCTGAACGTTTCGTTTAGAATCAATAGACTGATCGAACAAGTGGATGACGCGTTCCAAATTGTTTTCAGACATGCGAGAATCTACGAAAGAATTAATAATCCCACGTGTCAACCCTTGAACACGGAATGTGACCCGGTATTATATAGATGTAACACTACCGCACTTGATACATTATCCCCTTATCAACAGTCCCTTATTTCTTTCCTCAACCATACATACACCAACAACATTCGACGGTATAAGGGGTATTGCTGTACCCAAATAATTACACCGGATGGGTATACAACACGTGCGTGGAAACCAAACCGATCAATCGAAACTGAAGTGTTCATGTTTTCCCAAAAGGAAACGAATCGTGCGAACTGGGAAAACTTAACATCCCGTGGTAATACGATTAACGACGTCATTCGTTTCGTATCGAAATGTCACGATATGCAGTTCCCTGAAATCTCCAAAAACCGCCATGTCTGGAGTTTCAAAAATGGTATCTTCATAGGTAAAGACATAGCTAAAGAACGGGTCCCGGCCACTGGTAAGTTCAGATCTAACTTCTATAGTTACGAAAGTAAAGAGTATAAATGTCTCGACCCCACGATCGTAAGCTGTAAATACTTTGATCAGATGTTCGAAAGTTACGATCACCTAGAAGATTGGTGGGATATTCCAACACCATATTTCCAGAGTATCCTGGACTATCAGGGATTTGATAAGGATGTATCTAGATGGATGTATGTAATGGGGGGCAGACTTTGTTTCGATGTAAACGACCTTGATGGTTGGCAGATTGCTATGTACTGTAAGGGTGTGGCGAGAACCGGTAAGTCTACATTATTGACGAACGTATTTCAGAGGTTTTACGAGGCTGAGGATGTCAAAACGTTGAGTTCAAACTCAGAAAAACAGTTTGGTCTTTCCGGTATCTACGATGGTTTCATGTTCATCGCACCCGAGTGTAAGAATAATATGAGTCTCAACCAAGCTGAACTACAATCTATCATCAGTGGTGAAGATGTTAGCGTCGCGATTAAACATGAGAAACCTAAATCGATTAAATGGACTACACCTGGCTGCATGGCCGGTAACGAACTCCCAGATTATAAAGATGCATCCGGATCTATTTTGAGACGTCTGTTGGTCTTCGACTTCCCCAAGCAAGTAAAGGATCATGATGCTGACCCACGCCTCACCAACAAACTCGCCAAGGAGATCCCAGCAATTCTACTCAAATGTGTACGTGCCTATGTCGAGTATGGTCAGAAATATGCCGATCGAGACGCATGGGCGGTTGTTCCCGCGTACTTCAAGAAGATTCAAAAACAAGTCGCGATGGTGACAAGTTCCCTGACAAACTTCCTCGAGAGTAGTGCAGTTGATCGAGACCTCAAATTATTCGTACCCCAGTCAGTGTTTACTCCAGCATACACTTTACATTGTACGCAGACTCTCAATATGGGAAAGCCACGCTTCAATCCAGATGCTTACGCTGGACCCTTCAGTTCATATGGCATCGAAGTACGTGAAGAAGCAGTTACATACAAGGGTCGCTCGTACCGAAAGCAACCAGTGTTTTATGGTGTAGATGTCATTGATGAAAATGAAGAAATATTAACCAATGGATACTAAAAAAAAATATCACCATCTATTACTATGAGCCAGAGGATAAAAGAATTTGTCCGTCAGTCTGGTGTCGAGATTCAACGATCGAACTCGAACTCGGACAATAATTTTGCACGAGAACTCGAAGAGAACATGCTCCGAAAAGAGCGTGAACGTACCGTACTCCCTAGAGATGTACGAGTCCCCCAACTTCTTCAGAAGAATATGGTCAATAACCAGTCCTACGAAGGAGCTTTCAGAGAATTTGAAAACAATGAGTTTGGGGGTTTGACGAACAATAATATTCGTCAATTATTGGCATCGAGTGACATTACGACACTCGAGATGACTAAACTCAATCCTGGTATGTTCAACGCAACAGTAGATTCCGGATTCGGTCAGAAGGATGCCATCATCGATATAAAAAAGATATTGATGAAAACCCCCCTCCCAAAAACAGCTATCGGCGAAGGTCTTTATTTAGACACGACAGAGATCAAAGGTTGGTATGGATCTATGCGTGAAGGATTTTCCCATACTCGTGAAGCGGGTCCCAAGGGTAATATCAATATCGCGTTTTTTACGGCACAATTTAAAATGACACTGTCCAACGACTTTGGTGAAAGTAAGGGAGTGACTGTTAATATCTACAAAAATGGAAAAATTAGGTTTTCAGGTGGTTTCCTTGGTACGAATATCGCCAATCAACCCGAACTCATCCGTCGTTATGTCGTTAATACGTATACGGATCGTCAACCATTTTTCTACAATCCTTTCACCTACAATAATCTGAGTGGTCAGTTTAGGGTAAACGGTGTCTTTAAAAGTCTCGTGTACATCAGTCAACGTGCTAGAATGTATGGTATCACGACTGCTTCGTATGAACCAGAGCTTTCACCATTCTTATACATCTATATGAATGACGCAAAGTTTATAGTCACTACGTCTGGAAACATCCAAATATCGGGAGCGAAAAACCCCGCGGATTTGTTGAAGGCTTATCAGATCGGTAAGACGTTGGTTGAAAATTTAAACAGTGATGGTCAGGTTCAAGTAACTGGTAGATTCGATGAAGGGGTAAAGGCTCGGACCAAGTCTAAACCAAAGGCGAAGGCGAAGGCGAAAGTTACACCCCCACCTAAAAGAAAGTACACGAAGAGACTCCTCAATGCCAAAACATGTTTACGCATGAAGAAGCCCGAACTCATCAATCTTGCACGTCGTATGGGTGTAGTTAATTTCAGAGTACAGGGAGAAGATGGATTCTTCCGTGTCGCAAAGAAGGATGAAATCTGTGAAAAAATATTGAATAAAACAGGTAACAAATCAAACATAAATTTCCGGATCGGTAAGAAGATCTGTCGACAAATGAAGAAATCAGAACTCTTAAACACTGCTACAATCATGAAGATTGATGTCAATACGAAAGATACGAGAGATGTTATCTGTAATAAAATTGAAAAGGTTCAAAAAATGCTCGAAAATGCCAAAACCAAAGTGAAGGCGACGCCGACACCGACACCGAAGACGGTGTCGCCTAAGAAGCCTAACATGACCGTTCTTAAAAAGAGGGGTCTGGATGAGAATTCTATTCGTAAAGATATCGTGAAGTTGTACGGAAAACGTTGGTTGGGTCAATACAAGAATGTAATGCCTTCGTTGAACAACGATGTCCGTGAAATGAAAACACGTCTCAATAAGCTATCCAGTGGTAATAGGGCGGGTGTTCCATTCAAAAAGAATGTTGACCAAGCCAAAAAGAAACTCGTCGAAAACTGGAAAAATCAACGTAAACGCGACCTCGAAAAAAAGATGATCATGAAGACGTTGAATGTTAACGGTATACCTCGCAATATGGTTTCAACCTACAAAAATAATGCACTCAACTACATCATGGTACATAAACCGACTGGTGCGAAACTTGTCAAGTACAAGAAGGCGTGGTTAAACAATAAAAAGAATACAAAAAAAGTTAGCCCCAAACCAATCGTCAAGGCTAAGCGTGAACGGATGATTTAACAGGAAACGAATTTGTTTATAGATTTATTGGGTTCAGCTGCCTGCTTGAGATGAGCGGTATGGTAGGAAAAGTCGTAGCCCATGAAAAGATCTTTGATTTGCTGAGACATACTTGTCGCTTCACCAAGTCGGGGGATACCTGTACATACAGACACTCTTTCCAATTCCAAAAGGTAATCTTCCATGATGACGAAACGTTTAAGGTTTTCGTCAGACATGCCCTGTTCCTTCATGAGTTTATACATGGACGCTGATGCTCCATCGGAGAGATGGAAATTCTTAGACCCCGAAACCTGGTCGGACGGTGCGTTGAAGAAGGCGTACATGAGAGCGGCTCCAATGAGGAGAGGTATCATTTATGTGTACGAATGTTTTTATTATACCCAATCAGTAAGAGTAATCTGAGCACTGATAGGATTAGAGTATATACTACCACCGGCACCACCTCCACCACCTCCACCACCGTCATCACCACCAGTAGTCCTATCACTGCGACCACCACCACTTGACCCACCCGCTAGCCCACATCCATGGCTCCCCCCGGGGTTAGCTTCTGTACCAAATAAACCATCCCTACCATCCCTCCCTCTACCCCCAAGAGTACCCGCTAGCCCAAAACCACCACCAGCACCACCTGTTGCATATCCACCACCACCACCACCACCACCACCACCCCCCCCTGTACCACCAGCACCTGAGGCACATGTCCCAGGTGCACCTGAGGCACCGGAACCACCTGTTATACCAGCAGAATCTGGTTCATCACCCTGTGCAGGGTTATTCGCTGTATCTGTGACTTCACCACTACCAGTATAATATGCACCTTTTTTACCCTTTACCCCACTGTGACCACTACCACCATTTTGACCCCTAGTACCATTACCACCATTACCACCATCAAAAGACGTTCGGACGTCCTTACGAATTATTTGATAAAATGTTAAATCGCTGTCGTCGTATCTTGGATTGTTTTGTACAGAACCCTTTTCATACGTCACACCACCGACAGTGACGGAACTTAATGCTCCATTACCATTTGTGTATTCATCTTCACCATATACGGCAACCCCGTTCCATCTTAAACCGTGTTTATAATGATTATTATTGAAAGAGTCTAAAGTTCTTACCCAGAAGTAGAAAGGATAATCATACACAAATTTTGTAACATCTGCACTATTATACCCCTGTGCCCCCTTCCCGCCACCACCACCACTACTACCGGCCCCACCTCCCGCGCCACCACCAGCACCACCACCTCCTCCTCCACCGGGTTTTAGAGTACCCTTATTATACAAATGTAACGTTTGACCCACTGGGTAACCCGATATCTGTACACAGTGTCCACCGCGTTCACCACCAGTACCCAGATTTCCATCACTTCCACTAAAGGTGACGGTGCTGTCGGCATTACCACCGGCAACATTTGTACCTGTTGAGCCAGACCCGGTGGTGCCGGGTGTACCACCGGCACCACCGGCACCACCGGCACCACCGGTACCTGGACCACCATAAATCTTTCCTTCATTCTGAAGTATCACGCGTACGTTTGGACTTGTAGATGGAATATTTATATCTATCGCAACCCCCGAAGTGGCTGTAGTATACCGGGTTACATCCGACGCAATCTTATATCTATAGGTCCGGTGTTCACCTGGGTCTGGATTGATGGTATACGTACCGCCTCCGGTAGAAATAGCCACTAAATGTTCCTTGAAAGCCCCACGAAATTGTGACATTTTGAGTTCATTATCCACTACCACAACCGCAGGGAAGACTGTATTACTGAATTTATTATCAACACCAGAAGAATAAGTAGCACTACCCACGATCGTGCCGTCTCTATAATAATTACCCAAACTTTTACCACCGGTAATCTGGTCATACATGGACCGAATTTGTGAAAATTTCATCTCACCGCTCACAGGTAATACAAAGAGAGCGTTTGCCATGATATACTAAAGTAGAATAATAAAATATTTAAAAGATAACTACGAGTGTATAGTATATGAAGAGTTTAACGGCTACCTTAATAGCACCCTTCATAATTAAAAATTCACGTAAAAGAAAACCGACAAGGTCTTCTCTCCTGGATCACCCACCACCACCTGTTGTT